TATAGAGCATCTGAAACAGAAGTTATATCTGATGATGAACTTGAAGAAGCTCGGCTTACAATGCCAGAAGACCAGTACGAACAGGAATTTGAAGTAAGCTTTCAAGCTGCAGTAAGCGGTGCATACTATGGAAAGCAAATACAAAAAGCAGAAAGAGAAGATCGCATTACTGATGTTGAATATGATCCTAATAATGATGTAGAGACATGGTGGGATTTAGGTATTGGTGATTCAACTTCAATATGGTTTGCACAAAGATCAGGAACAGAGATACACCTGATTGATTATTTAGAAACCTCTGGTGAATCATTAGCGTATTATGTTAATGAATTAAAAGCTAAAGGTTATAACTATGGTAGGCATATTGCACCACACGATATTACAACTAGAGAACTTGGTACTGGTAAATCTAGATTAGAAGTAGCAAGAGAATTAGGAATTGACTTTGAAGTATGTCCTAAGTTAGAAGTACATCATGGTATCGAAGCTGTGAGAAATAATTTAGATAACTGTTGGTTTGATAAAAACAGATGTAAATATGGTATTGATTGTTTGCGACAATACCGTAAACAGTTTGATGAAAGAATGCAGACATTTAAAAATAAACCCCTACATGACTGGGCATCACATGGAGCTGATGCATTTCGCTATGGATGTTCTGTTGATGGACCAACAAGAACTGATTGGGCTAAACCAATGTATGTAGATACAAGATATATTGTTTAAGGAATTATATGGCTAAAGGAAAACAACTAGACGAATACGAACTGTCAGGAATATTAGGTGATCATATTAAGAACAGTTATGGATATTATTCATCTGAACTTACAGAAGCTAGACGCAAATCAAATGAATATTATTTTGGTGAAGCATTTGGTAATGAGGTAGAAGGTAGATCACAAGTTGTATCTACTGATGTAGCTGATACTATTGAATCTATATTACCACCATTACTTAGAATATTCACAGCTAGTGACAATGTTGTTAAAGTAGAACCTGTATCAAGAGAAGATGTACAGATTGCAGAACAAGCTACTGATTATTTAAACCACATATTTAATAAAGATAATGATGGCTTTACTGCTTTATACACAATGTTCAAAGATGCATTGCTACAAAAGAATGGTATATGCAAAGTATATTGGGATGATTCTGAAAAGATAGAAAGAGAAACATACGAAAACTTATCTGATGATGAGTTTAATATGTTAATAGAAGAAGATGGAGTAGAAGTAATAGAACATACTGAGTACATAAGTGAAACATTTATAAAACAAAAAGAGAAAGCTCAGAAAGAAATAGATGAAGCAGGAGATGCTCTAGCTACAGTTGATGCACAAGAACAACTAGATGCTTTAGAAACACCTATGATGCATGATGTTGTAGTTTCTAGAAAACAAACAATAGGTCGTGTTAAGATAGAACCAATTCCACCTGAAGAATTTTTAATTGAAAGACAAGCTAAGTCTTTAAAAGATGCTAACTTTGTTTGTCATAAAGTTCCTATGACTAGAAGTTCTTTAATAGAAATGGGATTTGATTATGACGCTGTTTATGATCTACCTGCTGAAAATAAAGAACAATACAATTCAGAAAGATCTACTCGTTACAGAAATGTTGATGATGATTATGATAGAACTGTAGGAGATAAATCTACAGAAGAAATAATTATTTATGAATCATATATCAAAGTTGATATGGATGGTGATGGCGTAGCAGAAATGAGAAAGATCACAAGTGGTGGTGATAGTGGTTATACAATATTAGATAATGTTCCTGTTGATTCACATCCATTCTGTTCTGTTACACCTATAATTGTACCACATAGATTCTATGGTAGATCAGTATCTGAGTTAGTAGAAGATATACAATTAATTAAGTCTACTGTGTTAAGACAAGTACTAGACAATATGTACTTAACAAACAATAACAGAGTAGCTGTAATGGATGGTCAAGTTAATCTTGATGATCTATTAACAAACAGACCTGGAGGAATAGTTAGAACAAAAGCTGCACCAGGACAAGTTATGATGCCTATGCAGAATCAACCATTAAGCAACCAGGCGTTTCCATTACTTACATATCTTGATACTGTAAAAGAAGAACGAAGTGGTATTACTAAATACAATCAAGGTATGGATACAGATACTTTGAATAAAACTGCATCAGGTATTAATACAATATTATCTCAATCACAAATGAGATTAGAATTAATTGCAAGAGTATTTGCAGAAACAGGTGTTAAAGATTTATTTAAGAAGATGTTTGAACTTGTAGTTAAGTATCAAGACAAAGAACGCATAGTTAAAATTAGAAATAACTTTATACCTATGAATCCTATGGAATGGAAAGATCGTTGCAATGTTACTATTCATGTTGGATTGGGTACTGGATCTAGAGATCAACAACTACAAATACTAAATGGCATCCTTGGAAGACAGCTAGAAGCTATTAAGTTACAAGGTTCAGCTCAAGGACCAGTTGTTAATTTAAATAATATTTACAATACTTTAGCTCGTATCATTGAGAATGCAGGGCTAAAAGATGTAGCATCTTACTTTACTGATCCAAGAATTGGACAGCAAATGATGCAGCCTAAACCTAAACCACCTTCAGAGTTTGAGAAAGTATCACAGATACAGACACAACAAAAAGCAGCAGAAGCTCAAATGCAATATGAAAATAGATTGCGAGAACTAGAACTTAAATATCAAAGAATGATTCTTGATTTTGAGACTAGAGCTAAAGAATTAGAACTTAAATATGCTGCTGACATTGATGAAAAAGCTATTAGACGAGCATCACTAGAACAAAAAGGTTTAAGTGATACGAACAAACAAATGCTTGACGCAGCTACTAAGAATATACTACAACCAGAACAACCAGTAACTAGTACAACAATAGCAATAGATGTCGAACCTGATCAAAGAAAGTAGTCGAGGCGTAAAAGCTCAACAGATACTTGATAACGAATTATACATAGAAACTTTAGATACTCTAAAGAAGTCTTATGAAGAAGCAATATTTCAAACTAAACCAACAGATGATAAAGCTAGATTCTCAATATATCTTGCATATCAAATATTAGGTAAAGTTGAAAACCACCTCCGTACTGTTATGGAGACTGGTAAACTTGCAGACAAACAACTGCAAGATCTTAAAAAATAGCACCACCCTTTTTGGAGTGCTAATATAACACCAACCTATAAGGAGTGAATTATGGCTGATAAAGCTACTAATGTAATAGACGCTGGTAAAGTTATCGCTGGTCTTATGACTAGTGAACCTGAATCAGAAACAACTGAACAACCAGTTGAAGCAGAAGCTGCACCTGTAGAGCAATCACAGGATGAAGATACTGTAAACCCTAGTGATGTTCCATATATGGATCAAGAACTAGAACAAGCACCAGCAGAAGAAGCTGTTGCTGAAGATGAAGCTACACAAGATATTAATGAAAGTTCAGAGGAGCAACCAGCATATACTGTCAAAGTTGATGGTAGTGAGATGGATGTCACCCTTGATGAACTACTTCGAGGGTATCAAAGAGAAGCTGATTACACACGCAAAACATCTGAACTGTCCTTAGAGAAATCAAGACACAACGATATGATGCAACAATCTCAATCAGAGATAAATCAAAAATTGTCTAAGCTAACTGAACTTACTTCAGCTGCACAGCAAGAATTGCAAACTGAATATAGTAACATAGACTTTGAAAAACTTTACGAAGATGATCCTGTTGAAGCTGCAAGGCTTGAACATAAGATGCGTAAAAGAGCAGAGAACCTACAAAGAATACAAGAAGAAACTCGTAATAATCAAATGAATGAGTTTCAAAAGTATATCCAGGAACAACAAGCAAAAGTTGCTTCAATGATTCCTGAATTTTCTGATCCTGCAAAAGCATCTAGGATGAAATCAGATATGCGAAGTTATCTAACTAAGTTAGGATATAACGATAAAGAGATAGCAAGTGTATATGATTCAAGACAAGTATTGTTAATTAAAGATGCTATGGCATATGACAAACTTAAAAAGTCAAATGTTAAAGTTACTAAGAAAGTTGCACAAGCACCGAAGGTTGTAAAACCAGGTACTGCTAAAACTAAAGGTGAAGTAGCAGCAAAGCAAAGACGAGACAAACTAAATCATCTTAAAAAGACTGGTGGCGTAAGAGATGCCGCAAGAGTCTTTAGAGATTATCTTTAATTAATAGGAGGCCCAAATGGCACAACCAAGTAACTTGTACGATACGTACGACACTACTGGTATTAGGGAAGATTTAGTAGATGTGATTTATAACATATCTCCTGAAGATACCCCAATACTGTCAGCGATTCCAAGAACCGCTGCAAAATCTACAAAGCACGAATGGCAATTAGATGCATTGGCTGCACCAGCTGCAAACGCAGTTATCGAAGGTGACGAAGCAACTACTGATGCCCTAACTGCAACAACTAGAGCATTTAACTTTACTCAGATTTCTGACAAAGTGATTGCACTTTCTGGAACACAATCAGCTGTTGATGCAGCAGGTCGTGCTGACGAAATGGCATATCAGATCGCAAAAAAATCGAAAGAGTTAAAGAAGGATATGGAATTTTCTCTTATCAAAGGGCAAGTTCAAGCTGCTGGTGATGCATCAAACGCTAGAAAATTAGGTTCAATCCCTACATGGATTAAAACTAATGGTGATGCAGGATCTGGTGGAGCTTTATCTACTGGCTCTGGTACAGACTTACCTAACTCTGGTACTGACAGAGACCTTACTGAAACAATTCTTAAAACAGTTGTTAAAGAGGTTTATGAGTCAGGCGGAGAAATGGATATGTTAATTGTTCCACCATCTGTGAAACAAACTATATCTGGTTTCAACGCTAACACTACTAGATTTGGACAAGCAGATTCTAAAGTTGAGTATGCAGCTATTGATGTTTACTCATCAGACTTTGGTGATTTGCAAGTTGTTCCAAACAGAGTTATGGCAACAACAAGTGAAAGTAATGCATTCCTAATCCAAAGAGATATGGCTGCAGTAGCTTATCTAAGAGACTTTTCAGTCGCTGATCTTGCAAAGACTGGTGATTCTGAGAAGAAACAACTCTTAGCTGAGTACACGCTTGAAATGAGAAACGAAGCCGCACACGGTATTCTTCTCGACATCAACCAATAATCTAAGTGAGGGGGGGCAACCCCCCTCTTTAGAATCATTCTAAGGAACATTATGTATTATAAATTAACAGGAACAGTACAGAAGGTAGACTACACAGCTAGTGCTGCAAACAGTTCAGCTATATCTGCACAATGTAGATATGTAAGATTGTATGCAACAACTGATTGTCATATATCTATTAGCAATCCTGCGGTAACAGCAACTGCTGCTATGACACCATTACAGGCAAAAGATTTTGAATATTACAAAGTATCACCAGGTAATATCATATCTGTAATTAGATCTTCTGGTAACGGATCATTATATATTTCAGAACTTACGGAGTAACCATGACTGATTATAAAGCACCTACTACATTTAAAGTTGGAACTACACAGACAGTAGCTGTAGGCAGCTCAAGTGCTGCATCTTCAAATGCTTTAAATGGACAAACAAGAGAAATTAGAATCGTAACAACTGTTGATGCTTATGTAGAAATGAATGCAACTTCACCTACAGCAACATCATCTAGCATTATTATTCCTGCATTTACACCAGAGTATTTTAGAGTAGCACCAGCTACTAAAGTAGCTTTTTTACGAGTTGGATCTACTGATGGTACAGCAAGAGTTACTGAATTAGCACAATGACCATTGCGACTAGATTCTCGCATCGAGGACAAGATAGATATAGAGATAGAAGAACAGATACTCCCAATGATAATATCAAATTGGAAGATGGCACTTACTTGCTTATACAAGCAGGAGACAATATTAAAATAGAACAGGCAGTAGGTACTGTCTTTAGTGGTAGACCAATATCTAACTAATGGCTCGTAAAGCTAAGAGTTATACTGAACATGAATCTGGACCAAAGAAAAGAACTTCTATTGGACAGAGTATAAGGTCAAGACCAAAGAATAAACATAAAAGAAGAAGTTTTAAAAAATACAAAGGTCAAGGAAAATGACTTTTAAAGAGCTAGTAGAGCTTTTAAAGAAAAAAGAAAAACAAATTAAGAAAAGGGTAAAGAATGGCAGACAGCAAAATAAGTGAATTGACAGCATTGTCTACACCAGCAGATGATGATGTATTAGCTATTGTAG